GAATGGCTCTTTTAGCATCTCCATAAGGGTTACTTTACGCATTTGAGTCCTTTCGTTTATTAACACTCACCATAACTCTCAGCATGCTTTGCTTCGCATGCCACGGGTAGACCCTTAGCCCAATCGGGAGCCTCGGACATGCGCTCGACGACATAAGCTAGAGCCTCATCTAATTCCTCTGCGGGAACTACGCACACCGCTGCATCGTGGACTGTCAGTGCCACGCGATACCGCTGGTTAATTTGAAGCATCTGCTCGCCTACGACAATCCGAGCCAAGGCTTGAACTACGTTTTCAACTAGCGAGCCGCCCCATATGGAAACAGGTCCTTTACGTGACTTGTATTCGTATTGGCTTTTAGATTCTTCAGTATTGAGTTTGAGGTCAGGGTAGCGAATCATCAGGCCGTTAGGTAACACGATGCCTTCCTTAGTTACCTTCAGACACCTATGCTTTCCGTAGTAGTACGGCTTGATGTCATCGTCCCAGTTGGCTAGGTCTTTAATCACCTTATCGCCTTCGTGCCACAAATCAATGATCTTGTAGTTGGCATCGCGGTATGTCTTGACAAACTCTTTAGCCTCATCTTCTGAGACGATTGCTCCCGGTGGAGAAGTCTTTAGCGTGTGCTGTAACTTTAACGCGCCAGTCCCATAGCCAAGGCCAAGGATGCAGGTCTTACCTACGAATCGCTCAACAGGGTCAGCCTTGCTAACAGGCCTGCCATATATCTTGGTAGCGAACAGCGAGTACACATCCTTACCATCAGCAAACTGCTTGACCACATCGGCTTGACCCGCCAGCCACGCAAGCACCCTAGCCTCAATCTGAGAAGAGTCACAGTTGATAACCACATGACCGTCGGGCGGAATGACTGCATTTTTAAGCGTCTTCTTCTTTTTATCTCTTGAGGGAAGGTTCTGAAAGTTCACCTTGTCTGAGCCAGCCCAACGACCAGTATGTGCGCCGTAGTACTTGAGTGGGATAGGTAGGTATCCTTTGTTGCGCTTGCCGACATTTATGAATCTCTCTATGCGTGACTCTTCCAACGTAGACTTAGTGCCGAGCCTCACCGCGCATAGCTGCTGAATGAATGGGTCTTCGTTCTCTGCCAACGATAAGAAACCCTCATCGTTTTTCGCCAGCGCAAAGGTTTGTTTGCCTGTGGTCTTGCTTTGCTTCATCGGCGCTTCAATGCCGTACTCACCTAACAACGCAGCAAACTGCTTGTTGCTTGCCAGCTTCTTGCGTACACCTTCTGCGTCATGGCATTTGAGTTTCTCCATCAGCCCTTCCAGTAGTGCGCGCTTCTCTTCTTCCAGTTCAATCGCTCTGTCTTGTAAGAGTGCGTCATCCACCATGAACACTGGATGCGTAAACATCCGCAGCGTCATATCAATAAGTGCTAACTCATCTGTCGGGAACGCGCTCGACAATACTTCCCAAAGCCTGTAAGTAAGGTCTACGTCGTTGATACAGTAGTTGCCGTATGCAGCAAGTTCTTCTTTGGTGAAGTCCTCTCTACGTTTGCCTTCAGCCGCCACAACCTCGTTGCCCTTTTCGCCAATGCCGTAGCGCAAGGCAAGCGATGCCAGTGACCCACCCGCCTCAACTCCATGCACTGCCCTAGCCATGCACAAAGTATCTAGCATGAACGTAGGGGTGATACCGAAGTGCCAGCTAAGGATGCATCCATCGAACAACATGTTGTGGCAGAGCAGAGCATTAGCATCCCACGCGAACGTGGAGAGATGATTACGTATCTCATCCTTAGTCCCTGAAAACCAAGTAGCCGGTGCATCGCCTACCTTCACGCCCACGCCTATCACCTCAAAGCGACGGTCACGTACATACTCCTCAGTGGTCTGAGTCTTGAACCCTAACCCCTTGGTGTAGTAGGTCTCAAAGTCAACGGTAATTATTTCCATAAGCCGATTGTCGCTCCGAAATTATTGACCCATACATTTCCGTTGTCGCTTGTTTCATTATGTTTTGCTGCTTGGATGCAACTATTCTTGAGACCTCGTTCTGAAACCTATCGACTTGTCCCAGTACATCTTCTTCTCCCGACAGATGCTTAAGAACCTTCTCATTGAAGCGCTCACGCCCCACCTGAATTTTCATATCTAGCCACGCTTGTACTTCTTCTTCAGTAAAGTACTGTAAGTAGTCTACTAATATGTCTGCCCATTTAGGTAACTCTTCGGGGTACTCTTTGATACGCGCTAAGACAATCTCTAATCCTGATAGCATGTTTATCTCCTTAAATAACAGATTCATTAGCTACAAAAAAAGGCATGGCGAACCATGCCTTAAGGATTACTTGAGAGATTGCAGCTTGAGGGCGTACCAGACCATCTTGTCTACGTCCTTACCCGCTTCGTCTTTGTACCCTGCGCGGCTTGTGTACTTCAGCACATTGCCCTTCAAGTACCCGCGAAACTCCTCCGGTGTTAGCTTCGCTTGGATGTAGTCGATAGCCTCAATACCGCCTATCTTGTAGTGCGGCGGCGAATTGACCATATCAGGGGGGAGCATAGCTAAGGTCTCACCCACACGTGGAACGCTATCTATGAAATCAGCCTGACTCTGCATACGCGCCTTGGGGCGATTGTTTGATAACTTAGCTTTCTGAAGCAGTAGGTATGCGTAGTTCTTAGAGCATAAAAACTTTGCTGCCACATCAGCCGCAGTTGTCTTAGGGTTTGTCCTCAGTAGCGTTACTAGTTCAGCTACCTTCTTTACTTGTTTAGTTCGTTTCATTTGCCTTCTCCTTCTTGGTTTGGCGTTTAACTGATACGATTCCAACGGAATGTTGGTCTCGTGCTTCTTGCATATCATCTGCAATCTCATACGCTAGTCGTGCTACTTGGCTTGAGTGTCCCCCTTTCATAAGTAAGCCAGTTAACGCAAAGCCAGCGTGTAGGTCACGCAGATTGCTACGGTCTTCATCATTCATATTGCTAACCTTATAAGTTGTTCTGTTAGATGTACATTCGTTTCATCTATCACCATCGCCACGCCTTTGCATGACTCGATGTCCCTCAAGTTCTTCATCTGCAAGGCCGTGGGCGTGTTACCGTTAGCCTTGCACTCAATACCTATAAACCTACCCTCATAGCAAACAAGGAAGTCAGGTACACCACTCGTACCATAGCCTCCGGTTGCAGGCATAGCGTAGTAAGCGCCCATGCCCTTGAGCGCCTTCTTAACCTTGTCCTTGACTTTTGCTTCGGGTGTCATTGGCAGGGTGTCACAACGTAAACGTGGTCATAGTGTGTGGTGCGACCTTCATAGAAGAACACCGCATTGAGCGCCTCGTCATACATATCAATGTACGGCAGGTTACTCTTGGGGTCTTTGCTAACGTCTTTGTTTTCATACACCAACTTCATCATTGTCATAAACGGAATCAACTCAGGGTAGCCCTCTTCAATGTTCCTGTATCGCTTAAACGGTTCAACAATCTTGTACTGATTAGAATCAGTTAGTGGGGATGCCAATTGCAATTTACCAATCATGTAATCACCAAACTCATCCGCGCCAATCATGTAAAAGGGATTGCAGAAAAACTCGGTAGTCCTTGCAGCTTTCGTAGCCTTTAGTGTATCGGCTAAATTGAATTTGTCAAACATATTTTTACATATAGTGTTGTCGATTGATAGGCCAAGACTATTGGGATTTTCCCCAAAGTAATGAGCAAGCAAAGCATGAAGTGTGTTGGGGTCTATGTCAGTGTGTTTGCGTGAATCACCTAGACTACGCTTCATGTAGTTGATAGGCTTTGACAACAATGATGTCTTCTTATGCTCCATGTCTATCATGTTAGGCACGGCCTTCATCTTCTTGATTGAAGTCATCAATGATGATATTTTCATACTATGCAAGGTGCGTCTATCATCATCACTACTGCCACGCTCTTTGCGAAAGTATGGTGAGGCATAGCAGTACTCCGTCTTGCCTTCATCATTCAAACGTGTAAACGCTTTACCCACGGCAATGCCATTAGCGGCATGGCACAGAAGCCACCCCTTCTTTGTCTCTCTAACAACCTTTAGACCATACGTAAATACCATCTCACGTATCAGTGGGAACGTATCTGAGGCTTTCAAGTCTGTCATCGAACCCTCAAATCCATCATAAAACATAGTACTCATTTTGTTTCTCCATTCAATATTGTGTAACTTCTTTGCCACCAACTGTTATGGTGTAGCCCCACTCACTCGCCGGTAAATGCTCACCCATTGCATACTGCACTGGCTTGAACACATTCTTGTTCTGCGTATACAGATGTTTGTTTAGCCTACGCTTTGTTGCTTCAAACGCATTCATTGGTATAGTGTTTGATTGATAGCTAGTACCATGCCTGACTGTCCAACGCATCCCATACACATCAAGGGCTAAGGAATACAGAATCAACGCATCAAACGGCGCTTGATGTATTAAGCTATCAGCCAACGCAAACGCCATCTCAGTTTTTATGTTTAGACCAGCTTCATCCGTTGCCTTGTACTCGTTGTAGATAGCCGTAGCAGTCTGGTCAAACGTAATCCCATCCATGCTCTTACACATGACCTCGCATATCTTGTAGAAGTCCTCGTATCGCTTGAGTAAGTCTTTACCCTCCTTCCTGTTAACTTTTCTGCCAGTAATCACAATGTCCTTGTCTAAGGGGCGCATAGTCTCGCAATCAACTCTCAAGCCACGATAGATGGGGTACATCTTCTCGCCATGCCTGTATAACATCCCACCCCTACGTGAGTCAGTATTAAAGAAACCTTGAGAGCAAGTACTCAAGAAGTAATGGTCGCCTTGAGCATGGCTAGTGCCAGTGAATTCAAACGAATTGTCGGGGCGCACTACACCCATGAAGTTAGGCGCTCTCTCCCATGTGTAGTACTCACCTGTTGCGCTGTCATTACCAGCGGCCTTGCCCTGCAATAAGTACTCTTCATATTCCTTCTTGGTTATATATTTCCTAACATAGCGTTCGCTATACACAACGTTGAATATTGCTTTACCTTCCTCCTTTCCCACAAGAAAGTATTTGTTGTTCTCTCTGCGACTACCAATAGGGAATCGGTTTTTAGTGCCACGATACGGCGCAACGCTATGCGCCACGCTCAGTAGTCGTTTGTACTCTAGGTGTCTCATTCTCTATCCTTTCAAGTTCATTTAATACATCACGCCAAAATTGGTAGTTTGATTCTGTTGCTATCTCTATTTGCTCTAATACAAATACGTAAGCAAATGCGCCTTTGTTTGCGCGCACTGCCTCTGCTACTTGTATAGAGAAATCAGTTGGTGTAGTTACCGCAGTCATAGAGTGTGCCCTTTTCAGTAAGTGATGAAACGCAAGTCTTTCGTATATCCTATCCATCTGCTCATCATCTTTACTGAGGGCATAGTCCATAAAATTAATCATAGTCCACCATGATTTTCCTACCGGATGGAGGCTCGAAGGACTTGCTTGCTGTAACCATCCACAGTGTTGGGCTAGAGATGTCCCACTTCACGTTGTCCTCAACGTAGCCATCAGTGAACACCACAACACAGTCAGCGTTTAGCTTGTGCTTATTTATGTACTCACTGACACATGAAACGTTAGTTCCACCGCCGCCTTGTGGCCTGAGTGCAGAAACAATGTCCGCATAGTTATCGGTAAACTCTTGCGTCCCCGCCACTTCAGCGTCCCACCAAATGATGCGTACCCTCTCCGGTGTGGCAACATCGCAAATCTACACCAGTTCTGTAGCAAACTCGGCTAACTGCTTCTCGCCAATTGAACCGGAAGTATCAATAGCCACAATGACCTCGCCCAATGTCTCGTTGTCCATGCTTGGTAAGTAAATATCATTAGCCATGTGACGCTTGTTCATACGACGCCATGTGTACTCATCCTTGCCGCGCACCGAAGAAGATATGAACTCACGCAATGCTTCTTTCCAATCCACCTTGGGAGCGAGTAGGTCTGTGATAACGCGAGGCATCTTGCCGCCCATGCGACCCGCGAGGATGCCACCCTCACGCAAGGCTCGGTCAATCTCGTCGTTGATTTCCTTCTGCTTCTCATGGGGCAAGTCACCAATGTCAACGAAGTCATGCTCATCTGCATTAGACAAGTCATAGGTCTTGCCGTTGACCTCAACAGAGTCAAAGTCTTGCGGCTCACCATCGCCCCCACTATCTTGCGGTTCACCCTCGGATGGAGTCTTATTTCCCTTGCCACCACTACCACCCTTGGGCTTAGCATGCTTCTTGAGATAGTTGTACACCTCACGCATAGACCAATCATGGAACATCGGGTCATATACCGCACCATCAGGCAGTAACACCAATGGCTCGGACGTACCCGCAACTGTGCCTTTGATATTCACAATGATGTCGTTGACAACAAAGTCAGCGGCTAGGTTCGCCATCTTGCGGTTCTCTTTGAACATACCTACGCCAAAGGCCACCTGTTTCAAGGCCACGTGTAGGTTCTCGTGCAACACCAAGCCACGAACTTTAGGTTCTTCAAGGATGCGCTCAAGGAAGGCGCGACCATACCTCTTGTTAATCCCATCGGTGTATGCAGTAGGATAATCATCAACCACTGCGCTTTCACCCATCAGCATCACGCCGCTATACAGCGCAGTCTCAGGGTGCTTGAACATAGTCATGTGCGCCTTCTTGATGCGCGTTGTTTGCTTATCTTTC